CGGTAATTGGATAACAGGCATTAGTAGTGGAATGGTAACTACCGCATTAGGTTATACGCCCTATAATTCAACTAATCCATCAGGTTATATTAATTCTCTTTTAGGTGCAGTATTAACAGATCAATCCACCCAACAAATAATAGGGTCAAGTGCAAGTCGATTGGGTAAATTGTGGGGTAGTGATGTTGATGTATCGGGAAATATAAAGATAAATGCTTCCGCTCCATTTATAAATATGTACTCGACTTTATGGAGTACGTCAACATTTATTCAAACAGGGGTTAATGTAGGAGCTACTGATGGTGGTGATTATTTTAATATCTATAATCCAGCAGGAAAGGGATTTTCATATACGAGAGGTGGAGTAGTTGACTTATCTATTAGCCCATCAGGAATAGTAAACTTTTTAAATACCCCAACTATTGCAGGAGTGTCTTTAGATTCTAAGTATATCCAAAACAACCCATCATCTGTTCAAAGTGGTAGTGTGTGGGTGGATGGAAGGATAATAGGCAATCGAATAGATAATTACGACCCCACCTTAACAGCTGGCGATGATATAGCATATTCAATAGGCAAACAATTCGGGAGTGGAACTTCTGGGTTTCTTGGTTGGAGAAACAACTCAGGAGTACCTTATATGTATATTGAGACATACGGAGGAGTAACTCCAATCAGTATTTTTGGTAGCAATTTTAATGTCAACGCATTAGGAGCAGCAGTCTTTACATCAACAGTTACAGCAACTCAATTTAATGCCAATAATTTTATTGTTGCAGCTTCATATCTTGGTGATTCAAAATTATATTTAGGAGGAATTCCAGATATTTCTTGGGGTTATACTATAGATACTTTATCAAGTGGTTTAAATTTTAAATCAACAAACGGTGCATCTAAATCAATTAAATTTGATGATAGTGGGAATATAAACACAGATGGAACAGTTACAGCAACTCAATTTAATGGTAGTGGTGCTGGTTTAACAGGAACTGCTAGTAGTTTATCAGTTAATTATGCTAATAGTGCAGGAAGTATTTCAAATTTCACTGTAAGAATTGATAGGTCAGATAGTAATGTTTATAACTTAGCTGGTAGAGGAACTGGTATATATGCAATTTCAGATTATGGTGGTGATGGTCCTGGTGCAATGTATTTAAATTTGTTACATATGACAAATGGTGGTGATGTTGCATTTCAGATTGCTGGTGGATACACAAGTGATAATATGTATTTTAGAGGTACAAGTAATTTAGCTGGTGGGGATAGTTATACACCATGGAGAACTGTAATACATAGTGGAAATATTGGTAGTCAGTCAGTAAACAACGCTAGTTACTCCAATAACGTTATTATGCATGCTAATAGAACAGATGGAGCATTTTATCAGGTACTATGGGGTACCGATAGTAATGTAAGTTCAATGTATTCTTGTGCAGGTGTTCAAATTCAATCTAGCACTGGAACAATCAAAGCAACAGCTTTTTCAACAGGTTATATTCAAATTGTTGAAAAGCAAATTAATGAACCCGCTACGAATGCCACCTCTGCTATTGCCTACAACTACACTGGTTATGCAGGCGGGACTACCCAGTTCAGAAACTTTGACGTATTTAATGGTAAAATGGAACACATAGTAACTTTCAGAGGAGAAGATTTAGCTACAATTTATTATGGTCCTGGATATTTTAATCAAGGTGATGATAGTACTGGTGGTAGTTCAGGAGCACTTCAAGTATCTGGAGGTATTTATGCATCTGGTAAATGTTGGATTGATTCCACTCTTCATGTTGATGCTGATACATTTATAGCTGGCATTATAACAGCAACTAATTTTATAATGCCATCTGATATTAAACTTAAAACTAACATAACACCTATCACTAAAGATTATTCTAATATTCAATTTAAAGAATATGAATTCAAAAATAAACTTGGTGAAAAAAGATATGGTGCTATTGCACAAGAGTTATTAGAATCAGGTAATGATGAATTCGTATCAGGTAATGAAGAAATAGGATATTCTGTAAAGTATATAGATTTACTTATTGCAAAAATATCTAATCTAGAAACTAGAATTAAACAATTAGAAAATAATTAATATGTCAGTACCAAATACAATAACTTTCAGTTTACAAGATGTTACTAAAGAAGTTTTTGGTAGTACAGTTGTCACTGGAGATTTACAATCATGTTTTACTAATGCTACTGGTATATTTGATTCTAATTATGTAGGTAATAAAAATAGTCTATTAAATTTCAGAAATTATAATCGAAATGCACTAACTTATTTTTCTTATGCAATAGTAGATCATACTAATAATACAGATGCAAGTGGTGATTTAAGTTGCATGATTAATTATACTGATAGTAGTGTTTGGAATTATTTATGAAAGTTTTATACAACTTATTTATCTGCTAATGGATCAATGTACCTAGGAGGTATTGTAATATACATAGTATGTAGACCAGTAGTAGGATATACTGGTACTTTAGTAATCAAAGATAATGGTACTATTATATACAATACAACAACTTCAGGTTCTGTATATACAAACATACTTGGTACTAACTACTACAAACTTACCATACAATCTGGTCATACTTATGACATGACATTTACTTATTCATAAATAATACAAATAACAATTTAAATTAAAAATTATGGCATTAACTAAAAAAATTGACTTCGGAAATGGAGTTGTAACAAATGAAGCTTATATTATTATAAGCAATATAAACATAAATTTTGAGAATGAAACAGTAAATTTTACTGTAAAAACATATCTTAATAAAACAGTAAAAGACTCTAAATTGAGTACTATAATTTCAGATAAACAATTTGGCATTAATACTTATCCTAATATAGGAAATACTAATGTTACTGAAAATTTATTTGAAAAATACATTTTAACTGGCAATATTTTACAAAATCTTGAATTATATCTAATTACTTTAGATGATTATAAAGATGCAACAATAATTTAGATTTTACTTATCTATATTATATAAATATTTATTGTATAAATTAATACATTTTAAATTTAAAATAAATCTAATTTCATTTATTTTTTACTCAAAAATGTATTAATTTTGTACATAAATAAAAATATGAACTAATATGAAAAAATAAAAATTATGGCAGTAGATACTAATGATTACGATATTAATTTAGATAATTATCCAGTAGTAGAAAATAATGATGATATTGATGATCCTTTTTTATCAGAAATAGATAAACAAGATGATACAATACCATCAGAAACAACTACTGATACTTTTTTAGATACAGAAACAGAAAAAGAAAGCAATAATGTAATTGCATCTTTACTTAGTCAAAAAGGAATTGTAGATTCTTCTAAGATTCAATTTCAAAATGAAGAAGGGGAATTAGAAGAGATAAATTTTAATGATTTATCTTTAGAAGAACAATTAGCAATTCTTTCAGAAGAAACATCAACACCTGAAATATCAGAACATGAAATGGATGTTTTAAATTTTATGCGTGAAAATAATGTTACTTTTGACGAAGTAATGCAATATGAAAAAGAAAAAGCAATTGCAGAATATATTGAACAAAATAAAGAAACTAATTATACAGTAGATGATTTAAGTAATGAGGAATTATATAGATATGATTTACAATCTAGATATCCAAATTTATCAGATGAAGAATTAGATGCAAAAATAGCACAAGAAATACTTCAACCTGATACTTTTACTAAAATGACTGATGCTTTAAGAACAGAATACAAAGGTTTAGAAGATGCACAACAACAAGAATTAGTTGAACAAAAAACACAAGAAAGTGAAAAAACTTATGATGCATTAGTAGAAACTATGGTAAAAGTAGCAGAAAATACTAATGATTTATATAGTTTAGATTTAGAAGATAATGATAAAGAAGAAGTATTATCATTTTTATTAGATAGAGATATTAATGGACAAAGTGAATTTGCTAAATTACTTGATAATCCAGAAGACTTATTTAAGTTAGCTTGGTTTGCAATTAAAGGTGCAGAGGCATTTGATGTAACACATGAATATTATAAAAAAGAAATAGATACGGTTAGAAAGCAGGGTTCTACCAAACCTCCAAGGACAGTGATAGTAAAGTCAGAGGAAAATACAGAAGATACTTATGGTATCTGGGATAAAAAATAAATCAATTAAAAAATTAATTAATTATGGCAATAATTGCTGAATTTACAACAGTAAAACCTGAATTAGCTCACTCTAAAACGTATGAAGATTTTTATAAATTTCTTGGTGCTCGTCCAACTCGTTTGGGTATCGTGTCTAAAATGTATGAACATTTAACTGCTTCATATTTAACAGAAGGACTAGGAAACATTATGTACAATAGTCAAAAAACAGGTTCTAAATTTCAAAAAATCAATTCTCTTATGTTTGAGTGAGAAATTGATGTTAACTTTATCAAACGTATAGAATTTGCAGCTGTTCCAACTGGAAATGGTGCTAATGGTTCTGATATTACCATGCAATTTACAGAACGTTATTTTGAACGTAATGATACTTTCATTATTGAAGAATCAAAACAACAATGTATTGTTATGGAAGCCCCAATTCGTAAATCAGATAATTTCTGGGAATATTCAGTAAGATTAATCGATTCAACTTATAAAGAAACTTTAGATTTTACATCATGTCAAATTGGTATGACTACTCGTTTCGTATCTAATATTCAACCAGAATATCATGAAGAAGGTTTTGCTAAATTCCAATCAAATATTGAAAAACATCGTAATTGGATTACTGAACATAGAGTTGATGTTAATTACTCTTCTCGTTATGCTTTAACCGAAGATGTATTCTTGAAAATCTCTAATGGAGAAGATGGTGGAGCTTACAAAGAAGCAATCTTTAAAATGCCTAAAGCAAAAGAACAAGCATTAGCTAGTTTCATGGAAGCTCGTAACAATGCTTTACTTTTACAAAAAGGTACTATGGATGTGAATGGTAAGTCTTCAATCATTGACAAATTAGGTCGTCCATTGATTGCTGGTGATGGAGCAATCCCTCAAATTAACCGTTTTGCAGGTAAATATAATTACTCTAAATTAAGTGTAGCTGTATTTAATAAAGCCATTACTACAATGACTCAAAAAGCTTCTTCTCCAGGTGGAAATACATTTGTATTTGTATGTAATGAGGTAGCTTATGCTGATGTTCAAACTACATTAGCTGAATACTTAAACAACTTCAAAGTATTAAATTCTTACATCTACTCACAAGCAGAAGGGAAAACTATTAAAGTTGGTGCTACTTATAGTTCTTATGAATTCTTAAATAACACAATCGTATTCAAAGTAGATCGTGCTTTATCTCGTGAATATCCAAATAAAGGTTATGCAATCTTAGTAGATTTAACTGCTGATAAAGCAAGTGGTCAACCAGCATTACAATTATTCTCTTTAAAAGGCGCTGAATTTACAAGTAATACTTTAGCTGGTGTTGGTGGTCTTGATGGTGCAACTTCAGGTGTAGTTTCTACTCCAGTTGCAGGTAGCAAATTAATCAATAGTGGATTTGCAGGTATTGGGGTATTTACACCGTATAGAGCGTTCGTACTTTGTCAATCATAATCAATATAGAAATATTTGATTAAATATCTGATTATAGTAATATTTAAAATATATTCTAAATCATTTTGTTTTACCACATAAGTTTCGTAACTTTGCATATTATTAAAATAAATATGGAGAAATACAAAATTAAAAATAATCACTATTTATATAAAATTACCAATGTAATAACTAAAGAATATTATTTAGGTGTAAGAAGTTGTGATTGTGAAGTAAAAAAAGATAGATATATGGGTTCAAGTCAAGTTTGGACTAAGGAATATATTAAAGATAATAAACAAAATCTTAAGAAGGAGATTCTAAATGAATTTCCTTCGAGAGAAGAAGCAGATATTAATGAAGTTATATTATTAAAAGAGAATGAACATAATTCTTTATGTATCAATATTTTATATGATTCAATTCCTAGTTGGTTGGGTAAAAAACAATCTGAGGAACATATAAATAAACGGAAATTATGTGGTGAAAGAAATGGTATGTTTGGTAAACATCATACAGATGAAGTTAAATTTCAAATTTCTGAATCACTTAAAGGACGTACTATTACAGAAGAAACTAGAGAAAAGATGTGTAAAGCTCAAAAAGGTAGAGTAATAACAGATGAAACTAAAGAAAAACTTAGAATTGCTAAAGAAGTTAAGAAATTAATTATAGATACAATTACTAATGAACAATGGGTTATGGGTTTAAAGTCATTTGCCGCTGAACATAATTTAGTTTATACAAGTTTACGTTATGCTGAAAAAAATAAAACTTTATATAAAAAACGATACAAAGTAGAATGCATTAATGATGCGGCCTTCATTGGTAACAATGATTGCAAATTGGGTGAAAACGGGGAATAACCAGAAGTGGTCAATCCCGTCGGAAGTTTGGGAAAACTAATTAAAGTACCAAAAACCGCTAACGACTAATAGGTGAGTATAGTAAACAATAATCCTAACACGAGTGCCCGACCTCTTTATTTAGAGAGGATGATATAGTCTGAGCAATGGTATAACAAAAGAAGCCATTGAATTAAGGGATAAAGAGCCTTTAAGATAACAACACTGACAGAAGCTTCGTACTTATGCAAAACTAGGATTAAGTTTAAATAATCCAAAATTAAAATATAACTGCTACATAAATCGTGTAGCAGTTATATTTATTAGATAATAAAATATAAAAAATAGATATGTAGTTTAACTACTACTTAAATTAAAAATGAATTAATATGAATGATAATATTATTATTATAAGAAGTGTATTTGGAAAAGTTGAACAATCATTCTTTATCCAACCATGTCCTAATCCAAAAACTGGTCAATTACCTGCACATGTAAAACCAATAAATTCAAATGGGGATATGATTTTATCTGAAAAAGATAGAACTGAGATGAGTCAAGGTGCAATATTTATTGCCGCTGATGAAGCAATTGAAATAGTTGATGGAACTATGTTCGATTTAGACAATGATTATCAAAAAGCAAGATGGGAAGCTATTCAATATTCTAAACTGATTGCAAAAGAGAGAACCGCTACTAATGAACAAGGTGAATTCCTTATTGATGGTGGTCAAAAAAGATATGGAATTGCAGATTTATATATACAACGTCCAGGAGAAGATACTAAGATTAAAAATACTAAAAAACGTTTAGTTATTAAAGCTCAAAATTTTGTTTTAGAAGATTCACAAGAAGGTAGAGTTACAAAATGTAAATTACTTGGTAAAGAAATGGGTAGTGCACATTACAGTGATGTTGAAGATTACTTATTAAGTATTGCAGAAAAAACCCCAAATAAAATTATTGATTTGTATACAGGTACAGATACAGAAATTCGTATGTTATTAATTGATGCTTTAAAAGCAGGAGTTATATTAATTAAATCAGGTATTTATACCTATGGTGATTATGTAAATCTTGGTGTAACTGAAAATGCAGCTATTGCATGGTTAAAACAACAAGGAAATGCTAAATTAGTTGCAGAAATTAACTCTGAAACATACCCAAATTATAATAAAGTAGAGAAACCAATCTCTAAAAAATAATATCATTCATTAACCTAATTAACCAATGACAGCAAACCAAGTATTCGAAGCAGCTTTAACAGAGGTAAATAAAACTGGTGCTCCAAGTTTATTATTAGAGGATTATAATTATTTTATCAATAAAGCTATTAATGTTTTTATTAATAAAGGTTATAATGCTTATGATATAAATCAGCAGAAATCAGATGATTTAAGAGTGTTAAAAAGTACTGCTGTTTTAACTCCAAAATTACAAAATGTATATCCTACTATTTCTGGTTCGGGGTCAACAGCAGTATCAAATTCTCAATTATTTAAAGCAACATATGAGGTAAATCTGCCAGATGATTATTTTCATATTTTAAATTGTTTAGTTGAATATAATGTTAAAAAACGATTTAAATGTTATAATGAAGGAACGTATATACAATTTGGGGCTAAACGATTAACAGGGGATATGTGATCACAAGTTATAAATAATTATTATATGAGACCTACATATAATAACCCCTATTTCTATATTCATAATGTAAATATACAAAATACATTTCCTACACAAGATACTCAAAAACCTTTAGTAGTAGATAATTTTACTGATATTTCAAATATAGGGCCTTTAACATTGAAAGGATATTATAAAATAAATACTGTAGGAAAAACAAATCAAACTACATATTATTATACTTCTGAACCAATTACGAGAAAAATTATTACTGGAACTTTTACAGTAGGAGGACAAGATGTATTATTAAAAACTCCTACTACATATACAAGAACTACAGGAAATTTTATTACTGATGGTTTACAAATTAATGATTTGGTATATATAGCAACTGGTGGTCCAGCTTTAACAGCAAGAATACTTGAAGTTACAGAACTTGTAATTACATTAGATACTTATTCAAATTCGCAAACTACTTTTATAGGTGATATATATGCTTATTTAAATTTAAATAAAGTTGATCCAGATTTTAATATGAATTTAGTAGAAAAAGAAGAAGAAATGAGATATGGAAACACTAATGCTGTAAGAATGGAACTTCGTTTTGGAAAAGATGATACTGTTTTTAAACCAACAAGTGTTTATGTAGATTATTTAAAAACTCCTCAATATATAAGATTAACACCAGATCAAGTTGATGCAGTAGAAGATACTTCTCAAATATTAGAATTTCCTGATTATGTAGTTCAAGAAATTGTAAATGAATTAGTTGTTTTATTAATGGAAAATGCCGGTGATCAAAGATTACAAACGACTATTCCTATAAACCAATCAATAGCTAATCCTGCACAACAACAACCTCAAGGAAAAAGATAAGATTCGTACTATTATTTAGTACATTAAAAGATTAAGAGGAAACTCTATTAACAAAAATAAAAAAAAACAATATGTTTCAATTCACAACAGAAACCATTATTAATTCAAATGTAGATTCAAGTGGTGCTACTAAATTTTTCGCAAATGGTAACACTTTTAGTGTACTACGTGCAGGTAATTATAAATCTTCAGAAGTAGTAAGTGTATTTAAAAATCCTTATTCAGCTGCTGTTAAAGAAACTTTAGTAACTACTATTACGGGTAATCCTGTAGTTGGTCAAATCTATCGTTTAGCTTTAGATATTAAATTATCTGGTTCAGCTAATTCAGAATATGCAAATGATTTTGTAGTTCGTTCAAAAAGATTCTTCTATGAAGTTAAAGCAGCTACAACAGTAGCAGCAGACTTAGCAACTTTATTTACAACAGCTGTATTAAAAGAAGCAACTGTAACTGGTTTCTCTTTATTTACTGTTAGTAATGCAGGTGCAGTTATAACAATAACTTCAGGTACAGAATATCAACGTTTCAAAAAAGCAGAAATTCAAACTTTACTTGATGGAACAGTAGTTAACGGAGCAGTTCTTACTGGTTATGATAACTATAATGTTTATCAAGATTTAATTGCAACTGGTGCAGTAACAGCTGGAAAACAAGGATTTGGTACAACTACATGGTTGACTAAAAACTTACGTTTACCAACTATTGATCGTACTAATTGGACTGCAATTGGTCAAGAAGAACTTCCTACTGCAGGTGGACAATATACACAATATTCTATTCGTAGTGCTATCAAACGTAGTGTTACAGGAATGGGAGCAGTAGGTCAAGAAATGACATCTATTGTAACTGCTATTTTCTATGTATTATCAACTGTAACTACAGCTTTTGAATCAGCTATGACAACTGCTGGATTAACTATACTTAATGCACAACCTGCTACTGGTAATGAATTCATTGTAACTACTCCTGATACAACTATTGCTGTAGGAGACTTTACTACTTTAACACCTCAAGGTGCAGTTGGTGCAGTAACTTATGCAGTGTCTGATGCAACTAAATTTGCTTCTGTAAATGCTAATGGTGTAACTAGTGTTGCTTTAGCACCAGGCGCAAACATTGTTACAGTTACTGATTCACTTGGAAATACAGGAACTATTACAATCAATGTAATTGCCTAATATTAACATTTTCTAATCACCACTAAATTGCGGGCAGGGAACTTCCTGTTCGCAATTTTTTATTTAAATTAAACTATGATTATACAAAAACAAGCATCTGCAATCTGAAATGATGTAGTAGGTGGATTAGAAGGTTTAAGATCTACTCCTGCAATATCTATGGATCAATTAGAAGATGATGTAGTAGATACACGTTTACAAGTTATAAAAGAATATTCTACTAAAAATCTTTTACCTATTAGAGATTTAATGGATTCAATAAATTGCATACAAGTCGATTGTATGAGTTTAGATAAATGCTGTATTGCAATCAATAATCACAGCAAACCTATCTCTCATTTTGAAATACCACAATTAGTTAATGATTTTGGAGAACAAGCAATTGGATTTTTAGGAAGTACAGATAAAATGATACATTTTAAGGCTTATACTAATAGAATGTTTAAATATCATAAAACCAAATTTAGAGGTGCGGATAAACCTTATGTTTATATTGAAACTACTCCAAATAAAAATAATTTATATGATTGTTGAATTTTTAATGCTCCTTTATTAAAACAATTAACTATTATAGGTATTTTTAAAGATCCTAGGCAAGTAGAACAATATTCATGTTGTACAGAAGATTCTGATAATATGACATTTATAAATAAAGAAGTAAGAAAAAGACTTACGCAAGAAAAATTATACTACTACCGACAAATGGTAGCTCAACCTCAACCGAATACTCAAGTAGCACATTAAAATGGATAATACACTAAACTTTTATACTGCATATTCACATTTATATGATGTATATGGAGTCGAAATAAATGAAGATTTATTTGAGACACTAGGTATGGTGGCTTGAAATAAAATAGGAAATAGGCAATCTAGAATATACAGTATTCAATTAAAACCAGAACCTAATACAATTGGAGGATGATCTATTGAATTACCTTGTAATGTAGATTCTATAGAAACAGTTACTGCTAATTATGAAGATTATCAAAAAACTAGTCCAACTCAAAATTTTCCAGGAATATTAAGTATGCCTACAGAAAATCATATTGAATTTGAAAAATATGGAACAAATGATCTTTATATATCAGGAAAATTTTTAAAATATAGACAAGTTGGAAATACTTTAACATTCACAGAACCATATAATGTAGTTAATATATTATATAAAGGAACTTATGCAGATGAAGATGGATTACCTTATTTAAATATTAAAGAAGTAGATGCAATTGCTTTATATATTGTATATACTGATGGTTTTAAAAAGGCTAGACAAACTCATGATCAAGCTACTCAACAAATGGCTATGCTTGATAAACAGTTATGGGATAAAGCTTGTAGTGCTGCAAGAGTTCCAATGACTATTTCACAAAATGAAATGAATGAAATTTTAGATGCTAATACATCTTGGAATAGAAAAATGTACGGAAAAAGTTTCAAACCAATTCAGTAGTAGTATTAAATGATGAAAATTATATTGAACTTTAATTAAAGAATAAAAAATTATGAATTATGCAACAGGATATGGAATATCTCCTAAAGAATTATATACTACTTTTAAATTAGAAAATATAACTACTCCACAATCTCAATTATGAGATAAAAGTAAGAAAAAAGTCTGTGGTAAGATATTTACATATTGTATGTTGCAAATTCTTAATGATATTATAGATAATAATGTTATTTTTCAATTACCAGTTAATACTGAAGCATATATTGAAATGACAAGTATTACAGGAGATGATTTTAAAAAGGCTAGACAAAATGGAGCATTTGAAGATATAAATTTAACTACATCTCATTTTACAGGAAATCAACTTGTCTATAGAGCAAAACGTACTGGTTATTGAAAATTAAAACCTATTAAAGTTAGTAAGGTTTTAAAAAATAGAATAACTGAGCACACAAATAATGGAAAAAACTATAACTAATGGTAAAAACAATTGAAGATTATATACAAATAGTTCATAATCAATTTCCACAGTTAACAGAGAAAGAAATTAAAAAGATCATTACATTTGGATTTAGAATGTATCACTTTGTAAATAAAATGGGTTGTGATGTTCTAATTAAAGATGATATGACAACAAAATATACTATGTTTACTGGGCAATTAGGATATTGCCCTTTAAAACATTATAATAGAGGACTTTTCAAATGAAGAATGAAGGAAAGGATGTTATATAGATTAAAGAAGATTGAATGAGATGGTTATTACTATTTTGGGGTTAATGAGGAAAAATATCAGGATATTAATAAACAATTATTGAATAAAAAGATAAAAAATATAAAAATTGGTAGAACATTTTTCTATAAAGTTTTTAAAGAAATAGAACATGATCATGCAATAAAGCATGTATTTAAAATTAAATACCCAATAGATTGTGGTTATAAATTTATAATTAATAATTTTATAACTAAAGAATTAGAGTATATTGGGATAAACGAAATAAAAATATGGGACAAGAAACAATCTCAAGTTTCACTGGTGGACTTATCAGTGACTTAAATCCAATAACTACACCTAAAACAGTACTCACAGATTGTCTTAATGGATCACTTTTAACAATGAATGGTAATGAACTTATATTACAAAATGATATGGGCAATACTACAATTGGTGATGCTAAATTATCAAATGGATTTATCCCATTAGGTGTTAAAGAATCTGGAGGTATTGTTTATATAGTATCATATAGTCCTTCACAAGGTAAAACTGAAATTGGTAGTTTTCCTAGTCCAAATTATTTGGATGCAACTATAATATCAACTACACCAGATCCATCAAATATAATTACAAAACAAGTAATTATTCCAGGAGAATTTATACCTAGTACAGATATTAATAATACTGGAAAAACTATTTATCTATCAGATCATGAACTTTCTGTTGGAGAACCTTTTATGGTTATATTAAATTTAGATGAAACAACTGAAAAACCATTAATAAGTAATTTAATTGGTAATAGAAATTACTACATTCCAAAACTTATAAGTATTACTGCTTCAGGTGAAATAGATATAACTGATAAAGTTTCAATTCAAAAATACTATGATAATAAATCTACAGATAATTTCTGGTTTTTATCAAAACCTATATCTAATACATTTCAAGAATATATTACAGCAAATTTAACTCAAAGGTATAAAAATATTAAATCTGGAATATTAGGTATTAGATTTGATTTAGAAAGTATTGATAAATTTCATATTAAATCAGACAATAATGGAAATTATTTTCCAATTTTAAAATATGTAAATGTAGATCAAAGTTATACAGTAAATTTTGATGGATTTTATATAGAACATCCTAGTTTATTTAAATGTAATAAAATTAGTATGATTTATCATATATATGATAATATAACTGGAGCCTTAGATTCATCTAATGTATCTAATCCTTTTATAATAGAAAATACAACAACAACTATAGGACATCGATTACTTACTGATAGTAATTCAATTGTTGCAACTAATATTGTATCTGATATTAATAATGTAATTCCAAGAAAATTTGAAATAGCTATTCCAAATAAGAATAAAACTATGGAATATACAATAATACCATCTAATTCTTATTATGATTATGAATTTACAAAATTTATAATAAGTGATAGAATAGATTTATCAAAAGATGCATTAACTTGGGGATTAAAACCTTATTTAGCTCTTATAACTGTACCTGATCCTAGTTATGCTGAACTAATTGATGATACCAAACTTAGTACATATTTATTTTTATATAATTTAACACACCCATCTGTAGTTAATAGTACTGGATCTACAATTAGTTTAGTAACAGATGCATTTACAATAACAACAATATCTAATATTGAAAAAACTATTACAATTCCTAATTTAGCATTAAATATGATAGCACCCGATTCAGGTGATTTTACTGGGAGTGTAACTTATTCTTTATTTATAAATAATGATGCACGTTTAATTTTAGCAATGAACACATTTACAGGAGTTCATAATGCTAATTATTATAATTTCGGAACCTCCTTTGCATTTCAGGATGATGGAAAAAAAGATAATAGTTATGTTCTACAAATAGATGTAAACTATGATGATATTGATTCTACAAATGTAACATCAGAAATGACTCTATCAACTCCTATAAATTTAACTTATGGTAATACATCTGGTTATAAAATACATCCATTAATTGGAAGTTTTGGTTACTTAAATAACCTAGTTATAAAATTAGATAAAAATAATGTATCTATCATAAATAGTGGGTTAAAACAAGCTATTTATAAATATATTAATTATACAGGTGATATAAGTAACTATGAACAAATAGGGACTTTTACAATAAATGATAATAATATTGCTGTATTAACACCACATGAATCTGATTTAATAACAGTGAGAACTCTAAATATAGTTTAATTATGAAAAATCTACCAAATTTATCTATAGAAAAACAACTATATTTATCTTATATTCCAAAAGAAGGTACATTATCAAATGTTTATAATCCTTTAAGAAATTTATTAACTAATGATGGAGTTATAAATAACTTTACAACTTCAAATTTAGATTTAGATTTAAATTCACCTATTAATATAGAAATTCAACCTTCTTTTGATGGGAGTGTTAATTTAATAATAAATAATGATAAGATAAAACCTAAATTAATTAATTCTAGATTTTCAGTTCAAGAAAATAATACATATACAATTATAGATCATAAAGGTAATAAAGATACTAATTTATATGAAGATTTGCAATTAGATCTTGATACTAGATTATATAAAACTATTAATCAAATTCCTTCATTAGAATTTGAAGGTTTAACTATTAATGGTAAAATGAAATGTGGTGGTTATCATTTTTATTTTAAATTTACTGATAATGATGGAAATGAAACTGATTTTATATCAGAATCTGGTCTAGTAACTTGTCATATTGGTAATCTTAATGATCCATTCTCTATACGAATGGGAATGCAAAATGAAGATTCTAAAAAAGCAATTAAATTTAAACTTACTAATTTAGATACTTCTTTTGATTTTATTAAAGTGTATTATACAAGAACAACATCTGATAGTAGTCAACAAGATGTAACAACAGCACATTTAATTGATAATAAATATGTAATTAATGGTAATATCGCTGAAATACTAATAAGTGGATTTGAAAATGTTATAGATATATCATTAACTGATATAAATCCTTTATATGAAATTGCAAATTCTGTTAAAGCACAAGCTCAATGTCAGAATATGTTATTTTTTGGAAATATATTTAAACCTGAAATACCTTATCAAGAACTAGAAGATTTAAGTTTACAATTTATACCTAAATTAGCTAATAAAGAATCTATTGGTAATTTAGATGGTAGTTATAATGATAAATCAGGACAAAAATTATTTGAATATTATAATACAAAAAATATTTATTACAATTTAGGATTATGACCTGAAGAATATTATAGATTAGGTATTGTATATTTATTAAATGATTATACATTATCACCAGTTTTTAATACTAGAGGTTTAGATTTTACTAATTATAATTATCAAAATTATTCTGTATTTACAGATGAAACTAAATTAATACGTAATTATATAAATGTGGATGAATCAAATTATTTAGTAAATAAATTAAATACTTTTGAAAATTCAAAAGGAGTTATTAAATTAAATAAAGAACAAGTGATATTTTCTGATGGTGTAAAACCAATTGGATTAAGTTTTAATATATCTTCTGAAACTATAACAGAATTAAAAAAATATACTAAAGGATTTTTTATTGTTAGACAAGAACGTATTCCTACTATATATGCGCAAGGATTAAATATTAGTAAAACAGAAAAAGATTATGGAAATATTCCAGTATTAAGAATAGATGGAAAAGGTATTACTCAATCATTTCTTACCCCAAAATTATTACTAGGGACAACACAATTAACAACTACTAATATTTCAAATAAAGCAGCTATAGTTCCTGAAGCTGAAATAAGAGAATCATTATTTAGTCAATTATTTACATCTTCTGAATATAAATTAACAAGTGCTTTTGAACAGAGTGAATTACTAACACAAGTAAATAATAATTTTATAATAGATAGAAATGTAACTTTATCAAATGATAATATAAGATCATCATTATTAACTATGGTTAAAGATGGTTTAAAATTAACTACAAATGGTACTGATTATTTTTCAGCAAAATCAGGAGAAGCAGAGGAAGCTTGATTAACAAATGATTTAACTAATCAATGAACTACTAAAGATGATCCAAGTGATTTAAATGAAACTGCTGCAAAAGTAAATGATCCATTGACAACAAGTTCTAATTTAATTAGAGGAATGTATGGATCATATGTTGGATTATCTAATGGATCATTAGAATTTGGGACTATTTTCAATGTAGGGGTTATATTTAATGTAAGACCTATAGATTTTAGTAATTCTGATGACTATAAATTAAATATGTTTAAAGTAAGAATGGATTCATCTGAACCATATTCTGCAGTTAGTGATAGACTTTCTTGAGATACTTTTATTAGTAATGGTTTAAATGTATATAGAGGTGATTGTTTTGTCTGTAATTTTACACATAGAATGAATCGTAATTTTATTGATCCAGATTTACCAACAAATACTAAAATAATAGATGTAAATACTTGAAAAAAGAATTATACTGTTTATCAAGATGGTGTTGCAGATAATTTAGCTGCTAATAGAGTTTTAATTAGTTATAAACAAAAAGGAACTGATACACCTATTGAACCTTCAGATGCTAGTTATGCAAATAAAGGATCTGGTGTAAGTTCTTTATTGGGTGGTGGTGATGATTCCTATAAAATTAAAGGTGCTGATAAAATAAATAGAGCAGATGTAAATAGTGTTCAATTAGGTCAATGAGTTACTTTTAAAGTTATGTCTAATATAAATTTATCTATGCGAGATATAGATTATAGTAATACTGCAGAAGAAGCTATATTTGGACATAAACGTAGTTTTTACCCATTACAACCAATGTCTTCAGAAGGTCCATTTAAATTACCAGATTCTTCTGTAATAAACGGAGCTGCTAATTTAACATTATCAGAACGTAAAAACTTTATTATACCTGATGTGCCATTTATTAAAAATAAATTTGATACAAGAATTTTATATTCTGATATACATGTAACAGATGCATTTAAAAATGGTTATAGAGTATTTGAAGGAGGGCATTATCAAGATTATACTAAAACATATGGATCTATAGTAGATTTAAAAGAATGGTATGGAAGTTTATTTTGTACTATGGAACATGGTTGTTTATTAATACCTGTAAATGAAAGGGCTATAGCTGCAGAAGGTGCAGGTGGAAATGCTTATATTAATACTTCAAATGTATTACCTGAAAATCCAAGAGTTATATCTGATTTATTTGGAAGTACATGACAAGAATCAATTATTAAAACAAAAACAGGTATCTATGGTTTAGATACAGTAGCTAAAAAAATCTGATGTGCTACTTCTGGTGGAGATGGGAATATACAATTAGAAACTATATCTGATTTAAAAGTTCAAAAATTTTTAAATGATAATATAAATTTAAAAGAAGCTGATAAAATTCCTACAATGGGATTAAAAAATGTAAAAACTCATTATAATAAAAATAAAGGAGATATATTATTTACATTTTATAATGGAATTAAAGAATGAAATTTATGTTATAATGAAAATCTTAAGAAATTTATTACATTCTATTCATGAACTCCAAGTCATTCTGCTAATATTGATAATATATTTTTTACTTTTGATAAAAAATCAAGTAAGAATAATCTAAAATTAGATGCAAATAATAATATCTTAAAAAGTACCAATGGTTTAATGAGTCCAATTACTGGAGTTGTTGATAATAAAATTTGAAAACATGGTCAATCTGGTATATATGATAATCAAGGATTAATAATGCCTACAAATTGGTATGGCGAATTACACCCATTTGAATTTGAATTTGTAGTAGCAGATATACCAATTGCACAAAAGATTTTTAATAATTTAAAATTAATTAGTAATAAAGTTGAACCTGAATCATTTGAATTTGAAATTGTTGGGGAAAGTTATGATTGATTTGAAATTAAAGATTTAATTATCTGAATAAATAATCAAGTAAAATCTTATTCAACTACAAATTCTCATTTTGTTGACTTACCAACGGCATATAAATACATTCTAGGATTAAATTTATCAGAAATTGAACAAATATATCCTAATTTTATTAGACCTTTCTCAAAAGAAGATACTTTATATGATCTATATAAATTTCCTAAATTACCATACTTAAATAGAATTAGAAAATCTAATGGTTTATGAGAAGCTAATTCTGCAAATGTAGAATTAAGAGTAGATGATCTATTAAATGAAGACAGAATTCATACTCAACAAAATGCTAATAATATGAAAAAATATGGCAGAGTAAAAGGTAATATGCAATATAAAGAAGATGTCTGAGATGTAGAAATTAGACCAATAACTTTTAAATATGCTTATTTAAAAAATGGCATTTTAAACTATACAGTAGGTAAAGAATTAAGAATTAGAGATAAATATGTAAAAATTAGAGTTAAATATACAGGAAAAGATTTAACTATTATACAAGCAATTAAAACAAATTTTACAATAAGTTATGCATAACATTAAAAAATATCAATGAGGTGGAACCCCATATAAAGATAACCAACAAACTAGTAATGTTTGGGATTCTGCACAAGATAATATTGGAAGTATCTTAGGTAATAATTATAAAAGTTTAATTAGTGCTGTACAACCTAAAAAATTATCAATAGATTTATCAGGATTTAAAACATCTTTACCAGAAATTAAACCTATTAATTCTGCATTAACAGAAGATACAGCAAGACAAACTCGTCTTGCTGGTAATAAAAATTCATTTTTAAGTAGTGTATCTAAATATGGAAATCTTGCTGGAGACTTATCTGCATCTATGCCAAATGCTAATAATAATCAAGGTACAAATGCTTTAAATACAGCAACAGATGCAATATCTGATACTATGATGACAGTTAATCCCGTAATTGGTGGGGCTATGAAAGTTGCTGGATTTGCAAATAAAGGTCTTTCTGCTATAACTGGCGGGGCAACAACTATTAATGATGCTAGTAATGTGGGAGATCAATTATTAAGTAGTGATGTAATGGCATTAACTCCTGTTGGATTAGTAAATTCATTGACTAAAAAGAAAGTTGCAGGTTCAAGTTCAGCATTAGCACAAAGTGCAGCAAGTTCTGCTTATGGTGCAAGTGATGTATCTAAAAAAACTGAAATTGGTGGAGTATCTAATTTCTTTAGTAAATTATTTGGCGGTAAAGATTTAGTGAAAAGTAAACAAAAAGAAACAGCTAGAATTAATAGTGAAAATGCACAGAAAGCAACTAATCTTAGAACAAATGCATTTCAAGATCAAGCTAGAACACAAACAATACAAAATACAGGAGTTAATAATCAATCTGTTTTAAATAATTTTGATCCATCAAAAGTATTATTATCAAAAAGAGGTTCTAAATTAGAAAAACTTAAAGAACTTAAAAATAAATCAAAAAATATTAAAAGCAGTCAACATGGTTCTGCACTAGATGTAATTGAATTAGATAAAAAAGGTGGAGATGTAAATGTTATTCCAAGTGGTGCATTACATGCTAGAATAAATAATCTAGAAGATACTAATGATGAAATGACTAAAAAAGGTATTCCTGTTATTAATATAGCTAAAAAAGGAGATGTTTTAGAATTTGAAAAAGATGGTAAAACTCCTAAAGTATTAGCAGTAGGTGGTGAAGTTATTCAACATGCAGAAATTGAACGTGATGAAGTTATTCTTCATTTATCATTAACAAATCAACTTGAAAAACTTAAAAAAAATAATACACTAGAATCTGCAATAGAAGCTGGTAAATTACTTTCAAAAGAATTAATGGAGAATATAGAAGATAATACTGGTTTAATTGATAAAGTAACAGAAAATGAAAATTAAAATTGGAGAACAAGAATATAATGTTCAAATAGCAGAAACAGAAGAAGAAAAAGAAAATGGATTACAACATACTAGGTATCTTCCAAATAATGAAGGAATGTTATTTGTATATGATGAACCTGATGAAGTTAGTTTTTGAATGAAAGATACTCCTTTAGCATTAGATATAATTTTTATTAATGATGATTATGAAGTTACATCTATACATAAAGGAGAACCTAATTCTGAAACTCCTATGACAGGTCAAGATGTTAAATTTGTTTTAGAATTAAATGTAAATTCTGAAGTTAAAATTGGAGATGAATTAGAATTTCCAGATGATAAACAATCCATTAGTAAAATGTTAGTATTAAATGAAAAAGGAGATACTCAAATGGAATTAGATGGAGGAGAAAGAATTTTTAGTAGACCAAATACTAAAACTCTTATTAAAATGGCTAATAAAGCATATTTATCAAAAAAAGATTCAGATTATAAAGCATTAGGACTTAAAGTTTTTAAATTTTTAGAAATACAAGATAATAACAAAGCGGAATTCGTAGAACCGCCAACTAAAAAAGAATAATATGGATTTAAAAGAAAAATTATCAGAACATTTTACAGTAGAAGAAGTTGTTTCATCCCCTACTGCTGAAAAGTATAAAATTAATAATGAACCTTCTATCTCACAGTGAGTTAGAATTAAATCATTAATTACAAATTTGTTAGAACCATCTAGAGTTGCATTAGGACATCCATTCATAGTAAATTCTATATTTAGATCTACAAAATTAAATGAAAGAGTGAAAGGTTCAGGAACTTCACAACATTGTGCAAATAATGGTGCAGCTGCTGATATTGAATGCCCTGAATTAGGTAATGACGTATTATTTACTTATTTACTTGAACATACTGATTTTGATCAATTAATTTGAGAATATGGAACAACAAAATCTCCTGATTGAGTGCATGTTAGTTATGATTCACATAGATTAAATAGAAAACAAGCATTAAGATGTACAAAAGATAAGAATGGTAATCCTAAATATATTTCCTATAAAAAATAGTTAATATCTTTTTTATTACAAAAAATATGAGTAAATTTGCAACAATATATATCAATAAATCTTTAAAGAAAAATTAAATTATGAATTTCAAAGTTAAAAAATACCAAGAAGGTGGAGCTGCTCCTGCAGCAGACGATCAAGCTGCTGCTCCTGCACAAGGTGCTCAAGATCAAGGTGGGGCTCCTGCAGAACAAGGGCAAGATCCTATGATGCAAATTGTACAAGCTGCTGCACAAGCAGTTCAAGCTAAAGATCCTAATATGGCATTACAAGTTTGTCAAGCTTTAGTGCAATTAGTACAACAAGCCCAAGGTGGTGGAGCTAATGGTGCAGGTGGGGAACAACCACAACCAGCACCTACTTACCAAAGAAAAGGTGGTGTTATTAGTAGAATAAAATAAGAAAAAAGGGAGAAATCCCTTTTTTTTATTATTCAACTGAGAACCAATTTAAAAAATAGTATGAATGAATTACAAATAACACATGAAGATATTACTGGAAAAATGTCAAAACCGGTAAGACAATTAAAAAATAATCAATTAATTAAACTCTGAAAATCTTCTAAAGAAGCTGAAAAAGAAGGAGGATTTAACCCATCATCTATAAGAGATGTTTGTTCTGGAAGACGAAAAGTACATAAAGGATTTGAATGGGAATATGATAATGAAGAAGATATTTTTTCACAAAAAAATGGAAATGTGGGTATAAAAAAACCTATACAATGTATTTACCCTAATGGAGATATAGAAATCTTTGAATCTAAAAAAGATGTTTCTGTAAAATTAAATTTAAAAGAAACAACTGTACAAAATATAGTATTAAACAAAACCAAACAAAAACAACTTTTCACATTAAGTTATAAACATGGCACAAATTAAAAAATTACAAAAAGGAGGGGGTATTTCAAATACTACACCAACACCACCTATAGATACTAATAGTATTACATATAAAGGAGTTAATTTTGATAAAAATTCATTAATAAATAGTTATAAAGATTATCTAAAAACAACTGCTCAAAATAATGTAACTGGTTTTGGACAAGCTGATCAATATAAAGATATTGATGAACATTTAAATAAAAGAATAGGTGATTTACAAAACTCTACAGTTATAAATGAAAATCCAAATTTTACTACAGCTCCTGTACAAGTTAATGGAATTACAGGGTTAAATAAATTTTTAGATAGTGGTGATAAATCAAAATCGCAACAATTTGAAAATGAAGCATTTTATAATTTTCTTAATAAATCTGTTGAATTAAATAAACAATCACCTACATCTACAACTACTACAGGAGATGATAAATATCATCGTTTTAATTCAATTATTGGGAGTATTATTCATAATGATTATGGAAATAAAGAAGAAGGATTTAAAACTGGGTGAAGTACTATAGACCCAACTGCAAAAAAAGCTAGAGTAAAACAAGCAATAGTTACAGAATTAACAAATCTTAAAAATTCTGGAGATAAAAAAGTTTTAGGATTAGATGAAGAAACTGCAACAAAATTAAAAAATGGAGATGCAGATAAATATATTACTGAAATACCAGGAGCTACTGATAAACGCTTAGCTGAAATAGCTGGACATTTAGGATTAAATACTGAGTTATCTGATTTATTACAACCTACAACAACAGAAGTAGAAAATAAACGATTAGCAGATGCAACAGCACAGGCTACAGCAGATGCAAATGCATTGACTGCTACTAATACTGCTTTAGCACATCAAACTTTACTTGATAAAATTAATGCTCGTAAAGCCTATAATATAAAAGTAAAAGCATTTAATGCTGCAAATCAAGCAAATGCAGATAAATATAATTTACAAAAGAATAAAGCATTTAATATAACACATACACCAGAATCTGGTACTGGTACAGTAAATGAGTTACTTGATCCGAATAAATGAACAGGTGCTGGTGCATTAGATACATTATCTTTAGCTGGTGATGCTGCTAGTTTTATACCAGGAGTTGGGGCAATAGGGGGATTAGTAGCTACTGGTGCTACTTTAGGTTCTGATTTAATGAGGGGTAAAGATACAGGAGAAATTGTAAAGAATTTAGGTATGAATTTAGGATTTACAGCTTTATCTTTATTACCTGGAATTGGTGGAGCTACTAAATTAGCTAGTAAAGCAGCATTAGAATCTGCAAAAGTGGCACATGGTATAAAAACTGTAGAAGAGTTAGCTAAAATTGAAAAAGCAGCTAATGCAGTTATTACATCAGAAAAAGCTGTATCAGGTGGAATTAAGACTGCTAAAGTACTTGAAGCTGAAAAAGCTTTAGAAGGTGTAGAAAAAATGAGAGAAGCTAGTACAATAGCTGAAAAAGTTGTAAATACTGGATCTACATTAGCTGAGAAACATGGAATGCCTACAATAATAAAAGCTGCTAATAAAGTAGCTTCTATTGCAAATCCAAATGCATTAGGTTTATTAGGGACTGTTGGTAGAACTGGATTAGTAGGTACAGGTTTATATGGTGGATATCAAGCAGGTAAACAAACTATTCAAGATATTACAACTGGATATAATCAATCTGATAAAGAGGGAAATGATGTTTTAGAAAATATTAAAGGAGGTTTAGGAAATATTTCTGCAAATGATGCAAAAGGATTACTTTATGGAGTAATGGCTGGAAAAGGTCTATATAATAGAGCATTAAGAGGTGCAGGTACAAATATTGCAAAAGGAGAGATAAATAATGCATCTGAAGTTGGATCAAAAGTTAATTTAAAAGGATTACCTGAAGGAGTTAATAAAGAAGTATTAATTAAAGATATGAAAAATCCTAAAGTGGATATTGATGCACATCTAGATTTACAAAAAGTTCCAAAACTATCTGAAATTGAAACTTTAAAAACTCAACCTTCACCAGAAAATGAAATTAAAATTGCTGAATTAACTAAACAAGTAGATGCTTTAGAAGCTGCTAAAAATACAGCAACTGTAGATAGGACATCTTCTATAAAAAGTAAATTAGGTGTTAATACTACTAAAGAACAATATGATCCTAATGAAAGAGTTCTTAAAACAGAAGTAGATCCTAGATCTTGGTATACTCAAAAATTTCAACAAAAAGCAATAAATAAAATTAATGCTCGTGAAAATACATATAAATTAGGTATGGATGAATCTGATGCAAAATTAAAAAAATTACGAGATTTAGTAGAAACAAAAGAAACACCTGTTACAACAAAACCTATAGTAATTGAAAAACCAATTGAAGTAAAACCTGAAAGTATAGAAACAAAAAAAGTATCACAACCACAAGAAGATACAATTAGAAAAGAAAGAAAACCTTTACCAGAAGTTAGTGCTTCTCAAAAGAAAATTAATAAGACTAAAGCTAAAGAAGCAATGACTAGATTAAAAGATACAGGAAAAATTAAACCTAGTTTAAAACAAGGTGGTTTAATACCAATGTTTCAAAATTCTGGAATATTAAAATTTCAAAGAACTCCAACAAATGATTATAATCCTTGGGAATCTCCACTATATAAAGATGATATAAATAAAAGTAATAAAGCTAACTGGATAGCAGGTAATGCATCAAATGCAACTTCATTTACTTATAAAGCACCTGCATTAGTACCTGGGAAAGTTTTACCAGAAGTAACTGTTGTTGGAAAAAAATCTTTGATCACTACTAAAAATCCATTAGTTAATACATTTATAAAACCAACTGCAATAACTCCAGTAAGTAATAATTTAACTATACCAAATATTGCAGAACCTATAAAATATTTAGCAGGGCAAGCAACTAATAAACAAAATTTACAAACAGCTATAGAACATCTTACTCCAGTATTAGATACTCCATTTCAAAAAGCTACTGTAGATAAAAATTGGTTACCTATTCAAGAACAAACTAATAGAACTGCAGTAGAAACACAAAGAATAGCTTCAAAACCAATGACTTCAAATGCTAGTTTACAAGCAGCATCTAATTTAGAAGGTGCAACTAAAGCAAATGAAATTAGAACACAAGGTACTGAAAAAGCATGAGGAGTTCAAGAAGAAAATAAACAAAATGCCAATGCTGTTGCAAATGAAAATGCACAATTAAGAAATGCAACTGCTAATAAAAATCTTGCTACAATGTCAGCATACAGAGGTGTTATTGGTAATTTAGTTGCTGGAAAAAGGATGCAAGATTATGCTAATCTTACTAAATTTATTGATGCTACATCTAAAAGAATTACTGATAGAAATATAGTTAAATATGAGTATGATATAAATGCACAAAAACAAGGTTTAATAGATACATATAAAACTAGTTTAAAACCATTACAAGATAAATTTGATTTTGAATATGGAACATCTGGAGAAAATGTAGTTAATACACCAGAATATAAAACTTGGCAAGAACAACAACAAGGTTTAAAACCTGGAGATTATGGATATTATTCATGAGAATCTAATAAAAATGCAGTAAATAGAGATGCATATACTAATAGAATGACTGAATTAAACAGAAATCTATCTAATACACAAAAAAGAGCTATGGAAACTTATGATATAAGTTCACAAGGTCTTAATAAATATTATGATCCTACTGGGTATACAATTAAAAAACCTAATTGATTTCCTACATTTGGAAATACACCTGCAAAATTTAAAAAAGGTGGTTCAGTAGATACTATAACTCCAGGACAAAAATATGAAATTGAAATTTTGAAATTAAAACAAAAAGATAAAGAACACGGAGATAAAAATTTTCAAACAACATTAGATAGAACTGATAAAAATACTTCTAAAGTATTGGATGGTTTATCTAAAGAAAAATTAATGTTATTAAAAACAGTATTAGGAACTAAATAATGAAATTCAATATACAAAAATTACAACAAGGGGGAGGTATGCCATTCGTGTCATACCAACCTTTTGACTATAATCCACAAACTCAGACTGCACCTAAACAAAGTGCTCCAGCAAAAACTGAAGAAAAAAGTGGTACAGATTTACTTTCAAAAGAAGTAATAAATGAAATTATTAAAACTGGTATGCCTAATGAAGTTGAAACATTTTTAAAACAATTGAAACAAGTTGAAAATAGTGGGCCTTTTACATCTAGTTTTGATACTAATAAATTATATGATTTAGCAGCAAAAGGTAATCAAATAATTACTAATTCTAAATTAATGGGTGAAGCTACTACTAAAGCATATGAAAATGGAGGTTTAGATGAATTAGCAGTTACTTCTACTGGAGGATTATATGTTAGAGATTCAGAAGGTTCTTTATCAACTGTTAGTATGGGGGATTTTGCTAAAAATAGAGATAAATACCAAGCTTTAAGTGTTAATGATTTAAGTCAAGCAAGACGGTATGATACTAAATTATCGTTTGATAAAACTATCATATCTACTGTACAAAATGCAATTGGTATTGATAAAGTTTCTGATCATATTGTAGAAGTACTTAAAAAATTAGGATCAGAAACTACTGAATCTAATAGGTATCAAAGTGGTAGTGATTATTATAAAAATGCTTTTCAAAAAGGAGTAACATCTTTAGGTGGGAAACAACCTACAGAATCACAAACAGAGGGTCTTAAACAATTAAGTACAATGTATAATAAAATGGGTAATGAAGGAATCCTAAATATTAAAACTGAAAATGAAACTCAAAGAAATCATATAAAAGATGCTTCAGCTTATATTTTAGCAACTATGTCCCCTAATGCAGTTAATTTATTAAAAGCTAGGGCTATTGTTAATGGTACAAGTGCTTCTCCAGAAAACCTTATTGCAGTTGCATTTGAATCCTTTACTAATGATAAACATACTTCTAATATAGGTTATGAAGCAGATATATCAAAATTAGGAACTGGAGTTAAAGGAACTGCAGAAAAAACTTATAATCAAACTCCAATGGAACAAATTATTAATGGGGATTTGAACACTACTACAATGAGTTTAATAAATCCTGATAAATCTAATTATGGTATGATTTTAAAAGGATCTATGATTGGTAAATTACCAGATATAAATGGTAAACCATTACCAATGGCTCCTTTAGGTAGAGTTTTAGATAGTGGTTTAGGGGTAGCTGTTGATCAAAATAATATGTTTTTTGGAGATAAAGGAATTAAACCGTATGAAAAAGATCAAATTATATATGGTGGAGGTGAAGCAATTAAAACTATGGTTCCAGTAGATGTAAATGGACATCCTAATTTAAAAGCATTAGAACAATTTGAATCTGCTGAAAAATCTATTGCTTCAAAAGGATTAACAACTCCAGAACAAAAAAATGCTGAATATGCTAAATATGGTTTACAAGGGATTCAATTAGGTACAGATGGTAAATTAACAACTATGTCTACTAAATATTTAAAACCTTTTATTGTAACTCATGGTTATAGTACAAATGGAGTAGCATCCGCATTAAATAATGATTATACACATACAGTAGATTCATCTGAACAAAAAGGAGTAACAACAATGTTGCAAGGAATTTATAATAAATATAAATTAACTTTTCCAGCAGCACCTACATTTACATCAAATAAAATAGTACAAGCACCAATATTTATGCCTATTTTACAAGGAGCACAAAATACAGTATCTGCTTATGAAGGACATGGAAGTGTTGTTCATGCAAATACATTATTCGAAGATATACAACGACAACCAAGTTCTGCTACAGGTAGAACAGGTGCAGACATTTTACACCAATAATATGAATGAAATACAAAAACCGAACGATATGTTCGTTTCTACAGTTTTAAATCCACAAGCAAATTTATTAGAGTTATCCCAAGCTGGGGTAACTCCAGATAATACAGCTTTATTACCAATGGATGAATATAAAGAGACAAGTTTTGCAAAGAAAACTTTTACAGATGATAAAGGTAATTTTAATAATGCCGCTTTTCAAAATGCTTATGTAACTGCTGCAAATAACTTTAAATCATTAACTGATACAAGTTATATACAAAATTTACAAAAAGATGCAGAATATGCACCTGATAGTAGATTTAAACCAGTGGGAGCTAAAGAACAAGATTTATCAGTAGGTTTACAATTAATTAAAAATCCATATCATACACAACAGGGTATTACTTCTATGTATGGTACTACAGAATCTAATTGAAGTGTTAGAGAACTTGCTCAAAATAGTAAAATATTTGATACAGAAACTGGTAAATTTACAGATAAATCAGCAAATGATTTAGGATTATTAGGAAGTATATTTAATAAAGATACTTTAGTATATGCACAGTATGATGAAGATGGTAAACATATGGATACTGATACAGGCAGACAAGTATCTCATAAAAAAGGTGAATATAAAATTGATCCTACAGGTAATTTTTACACAGAAACTTTAGGTAATAGAGAAATCTATGGAAAAGAAACTGTTAATTCATTAGATTTATTAACTAAAGATGGTGAATTTTTAAATAGTGTAGATTTTTTTGACTCTGATGGTAAAAATAAAAGTGCTTGGGGAACTACATTTAAAATTGCTGCAAAAATTGCTCCATTTTTAATATCTTATAAAGGTTTTAATAATATATATGGTGGTCTTTCTGCTGCTGTAGGATTAGCATCTGCTATGCCAGTATTATATAAATCAATTGAAGGTATTCTTACAGGTGAAGATGATATTAATAAACAATCAGGAGCTTGGAATTTAGCTAATAAAACTGAAAGTTTTATGGGTAAATTTGGTACTAGCACTTCTGATGAAGGATCTCAAGGTATGTTTAATTATGAACAAATTGGGGGAATGGTATCAAGTGTATTTGGTCAAATTTATGAACAAAGAGCTATGGCAGGTTTATCTAATTTATTTAAATCAACAAGTTTAAGTAAAACAGAAGCAGAAGAAATGGCAAGATTTCAAGGAGCATTTGTTGGTAAATTACAATCATTAGAAGCAGAGGGCAAAACTGTAGATGCTGTTAAATTATATAAAGATGCTGTAAATTTAAATCCAGCAATGAAAGCAATGGGGGAAAAACAATCTGAAATTGCTAAAGCATTATCTTTAGGATATATGGCATTAACAACCTCAACTGATGTCTATTCTGATGCTATTAAAGGTGGGTATGATAGACGTACAGCAGGTACTGCATTTTGATTAGCTGCTGCTGGACAATATGGAATTATGATGAATAATAAAATGTCTACTTGGTTTTTAGATAAAACTGTTGGTTTTTCTGAAGAAACTAATAGATCTTTAGTTAAAAAAGCTTTAATGCCAGTAATGGATAAAATTGCTGAAGGAACTAATTTATTAGAATCTAATCCAATATTAGGTCAAAATGTACTTAAAAAAGCAATTACATCTGGTAAAAATGCTTTATATAATGTATTTAATGAAGCATCAAATGGTGGTTTAAGAGGATATTGGGAAGTATCTATGATTGAAGGTGTAGAAGAAGTAACTGAACAAATGGTTATGGATGCTACAAAAGGAGCTATAGATGTTGCTAGTTCATTAGGATTAACTAAAAAACAAGGTTCATTTGGTGGGTGGGATACTGTATTCTCAAAAGCAGGATTAGAAAATTATGTTTCTAACTTAGTTGGAGGTATGATTGGAGGACCTATGTTTAAAATGAATGAAAAATTAATTGAACCAATGTTTAAAGGTGGTATTGCACAACCTGAAGATGAATATTCAATGTATTCAATGATAGCTAATGGTAAAACTGATGAAGCACTTACTATGGCTGAAAATATGAGAGGGTATGTAGGTAATAAATTTTTAGCAACTGGTACTACTACAATAGATGGTAAACAAATTTTTAATGCAGCAGGTGATGCTAAAACTCATGCAGATTTAATTGTAGATGGTACAAAAGAATATATAAGAACTTTAGATAGTATTTTTAATCAAGAAGGATTAAAAGTAGATGATACATCTTTATTTAATAAGGCATTATTAAATCAATATATGATTCCAGAATTAGAAAAATCTGGTGTTGATAAATTAATTATTAGTGATTTTAATAAAACAGCTGGTCAAATAGTACAACTTAGATCTGAACTTAAAGATTTAGAAAGTGCACCAGTTACTGCAGAAGGTGCTACTGGAATTGCATTAAAAAAAGCTGAATTAGATGAAAAAAGATTATCAATTCAAGAAATAACAAATGGTGATAAATCAGATGATTATTTAATGAAATCTTTATTGTATTTAATTCCAGATATGCATAAACCTTTTATTGCACTTAATAAAGAGCAATATACTCAAGCTAATTATGATAAAAGTTATTTTGATTTACCTGACAGTGGTGTTGGAGTTACAAAAAAATCTGTAACAACTAATTTTGATGAATATATTAAAAATCCAGATATTGTTTCTAATTTAGATACTATTTTAGGAGCATATAAAAATGCACAAGGTATATTTTCAAATACAATTAAAGAATATGCAGAAAGTAAATATAAAGATGTTCGCTCTGCTGCATTTAAAAATTTATATAATTTAACTGGTCAATTTGATTTAGTAGAAAATTTTAAAGCAAATAATGGGGCATTTAGAGAAATTTCTAAATCTGCTGCTAATAATAACTTGAAAAACTTCTCAGTAAATGATATGTTTGATTATGATATTAATGAATATTTAGGTAAAGAAGGATTAATTGATAATAGTATAGTAATTGATCCTGCAAATGATCCTATAGCAGAAAAATATAAAACTTTTGTACAACAAATACCAATGCAAGAGATGAATGTGAAATTTTTACAAGATACTGTTAAAGATTTCTTTGCAAATATTATTAGTGAAGGTAATAATAAAGAATATTTATTAGAAACTACTCCTGAAAATATTGCTACTGCTTCACCAGAAGCTATTGCATTTAGAACTAATTTTAATGCTTTACAAGATAAATATTATAAACCATTACAAAATTACAATAAACCATTACAAAAATTTGATTTTCAATTAAAAATGTTAGTGAATGCTTTATCTGAAAGTAAAGTTAGTACAATTGATAATGAAGTTTTAATAGGTATTAATAAAAAATTAACAGCATCTTTTAATGAAAGTAAAAAATCATTAAATAATGAATTGAAATCTCCAACTATACAAACTAATATTGGAGATATGAGTTTAGATAATATTTTAGGTATTATATCTGAAGCTACTATTCCAGATCCTACTTCTACTGATTTTCAATTTAATGATAGTAGTGCAATAAATGTAAGATTACAAGAAAAAATTGATGCAGGACAAACTCATTCAGAAGCTGTGGCAGAAGTTAAAGGTGAACTTAAACAATTTATAAAAAATAAATTTAAAAGTGAAATAAATCCACTAAGTGAAAATGATTACTTATTAGGTGAATTAACTAATAGTCAAAAAACTATTGATAACTATATAGATGATCAATTTAAATTAAATGATACTTTTGATAAGTTTGATAAATATGTTTCAAAGAAAACTGCTATTGCTAATCCATTATATGATTTTCTAAGAAAATTACAATTAAAATTAGATAAAGGAACTTCAAAAACTGTATTTAATATATTAGAGGATGAAGATAATTTGTTATCTATGTCTATTATAGATGATTATTTAAAATCAGATTTTACTTTAGGACAAATTAATAGTGCAATAACTACTATTGAAATGGCTAAATCTATATTAACTGGTATGTATACTAAACAAGGAGCATTAATAGATGGTAAAGAAACTATGTATGGTTTTAATTATGCTATGCAAAATTATCTTAAAAAATATAAAGAATCTACAGGTTTAGACAATTATGCAATAATAAAATCAGAAGATGCTTCTTTAATTAATACAGATTTAAATAATTTATTATCTAAATTAGTATTCTTAAAAGATTTATCTAATTCTAATACTGAATCTAAAGCAAAAGAACACATACTTTCTAGAGAAAATATGGATAAATTATTTTTAGATTTATTAGATAAGCAAGATTTTCAATACAAAGGTAAACCATTAATTGCAGATAAAGATACTATTTTAAATCTTCCGATAAGTCAAGAAGCTAAATTACTTAAATGTCAAGATAGTATTTTTGAAAATTTCAAAGACACTCTTCCAGAAAATTATGCTGCTGGATTAGAAGAAATTTTTAAAGATTTTGATTTTAATGCAGTATTTAATGGGGATAGTAATGGAATTTCTTCTACTACACAAGTTCTATCACAATATGATATATTCATAAATATGTTAACAAATCTTTCTTTACGTTCTACAGAAGTACAAGAAAGAAATAAACGTATTATAGAATCTCCTGAATTTAATTATGCTCCTTTTTATGGACAAGAATATGCAGCAAAAATAGCTTTAGCATTAGTTAAAAATCCTAAATTATTTTATGAAGCTCAAGAATTAATTTATAGAAAAGTTAATGGAGAACAATCACAACTTAAACCTGGTGCATTTAATCTTATGTCAATTACAGGTGTTGCTGGATCAGGTAAAACTTCAGTAGTAGGGCAATTTATTTTAAAATACATGTTACAAGATGATGCAAAATCAAACATTATTATAAGTTCACCAACTGCAACGCAAACTAAAGGATTACAAAATTCTTTATTATCTACTTTTTCAGAGGATGAAGTTAAAAAATTAAATCAAACAACTAAAACAACAGAAGAAATCTTTAATAAATTTTTACAATTTAATTATGCAGATTTTAAAAATGAGATTAAAACTGTATCATTTGGTAATAAGA